AAAATGCTGGTTGGCGCGGGTCGTGAAATTCAAGATGTTAGCAAGCAGCTAGGAATGTGGTACGGCGCAGTCGCAGATATTACACGCGCTGAGTCCCAACGTAAAAACCCCACTTGGCTAGACAAAAAAACACATGGCACTGAAAACATAGAAAAGGAAGCAATGGACATTATTGTCCGCAAAAAAACATTAATTGAAAAAGAAAAAGAAATTAAATTTATGCTAGATTATCGTTTTGGATTAGGCACTTACGACGAAATGCTAGGTATGCGTAGGCAAATACGAAAAGAACGGGAAGATACCATATATGCAGCTATGGAAGCTAAACGCCAACTGGCAAATAATGCAGCCATAGCTGGACTGTCTCTAGGCATAATTAGTGTTCTTGGTGGCGGCATGTATTTAATTGTCCTAGCCACCCAGTAATGGATAGCTGGGTTCTATATTTTCTTATTGTTTTTATAAACGGCGATTCATTTATGTTGGAAAACAATCAACGCTTTGAAACAAAAGGCGAATGTTTAATTGAAGGTATGCAAAAAGGCAGTTCTGTTGTAGAAAACATAATAATAATGTCAGGAATACCCGCTTCAGGGCAATTCACTTGTCGTAAGGTTGGGGTAAATACATGATGTTAATTGCATCTGCAATTGTAGCTGGTTTAGCTAGTCCTGATTTTGTGACTTGCCAGTTGGCTAAACGCACTAAAATACAGGATGAAATGGTTTGTATTTACAAAGGGCCAAATAATACGATAGGTTATCACTATCCGAGTTTTAGTTTTAAGGAATGTCCAAGACAGTTTCAATGCCGATACTCACCCGATACTAAGCGGCGTCCGACTGTTAAGGAAATAATGGAAGGCTTGCAAGGGGGCTTTGAATGACAAACGCTTTTGAGAAAATACTAGAATACAAAATTTTACCGCGTTTTATGATGTTCACCATGACGATAGTTTATGTTCGGTGCATTGAGTGGGCGCTTACACAACCCGATTTGTCTACACAGCAGGCAAGTCTAATTTCTGTTGTCACAGGCGCTATGACAGGCGCATTTGCCGTATGGTTGGGGTCAGAGAAATGATAACACTATTAGGTAGCTTACTAGGATTTGGCAGTTCATTTCTGCCAGAGGTTCTAAATTACTTCAAGGCGAACCAAGCGCAAAAGCACCGCATGGAAATGATGCACCTTGAAACAGAACTAGCGCAAAAACGTTCAGAAATGAAGTTGGTTGAGTTGGATAAGCAAGCTGACATTGAGGAAACGAAAGGGTTGTATTTACATGACAGTTCTATCGACGCTGGAAGTTTTATCAACGCCTTGCGTGGGTCCGTTCGGCCCGTTATCACTTATATGTTTTTTGCTTTATTCATTGCCACAAAAGTCGTGATTATGGTGAAGGTCACACAAGCTGGCGGCGATTGGATGCAAGCTGTTGAACTTATGTGGGATACAGAAACGGCTGGATTGATGAGCGCAGTGTTAGCTTTCTGGTTTGGCAATCGGGCTATATCTAAGTACGCGGGGAAATAATCATGGGCTACAAGTTAAGCAAACGAAGTCTGTCTAAGCTGGAAGGTGTAGATGAAAGGCTAATCGGCATTGTTAAATACGCTATTGGCGTTACGAAGCAAGACTTCAGTGTGATCTGCGGGTTGAGAACAATAGACGAACAACGTGCTTTAGTTGCAAAAGGGGCTTCGCAAACCATGAAGTCAAAACACATCGACGGTAACGCTGTTGATCTTATGGCTTACTGCGATGGTGGTAGATGGGAACTCAACCTATATGATGAAATTGCAGACGCTATGAAAGAAGGCGCAGAGGCTGTGGGCGCAAAGCTGCGCTGGGGCGCTGCGTGGACGATAGATGACCTTGGAGCGTGGGAAGGTAGCGCAGAGAATGCTATGAACAGCTATATAGACATAAGGCGCTCACAGGGGCGCAGACCGTTCATTGACGCGCCACACTTTGAGTTGATGCTGTGACATGCACGTATTCGTTCTTATGGTCTATCTGGGCTATGGGGATGACCGAACCTTATTGAGTGAGGATATGTATTTCCACCGTGTTGACTTCTGTAACAAGGTGGCAAGTGAAGTCGTTAAAAGGTACAGTACGCACGGAATAGAAGTAGAAGACAGGGTTGTTGCTTACTGTGTGCCAAAATATCTAAATCAGGTTCCTGAAAATGTTTACTAACCCGAACAATTTAGTTTTTTTAAAAAAAACAATAACCCCTACAAATGTTCGGGTTTGTATGCTAGAAAAGCAAACAACTGAGGTTACGACATGATGAACAGCATGCAGAACATGGGCAGATACGGCGATACACGCATGGCGCATGTGGCTCCCGGCGAAATGGTTGTGCCGCGTCAGGTTATGCAGAACAACCCACAACTGGCGCAGGGCATTGCATCAGCTATATCATCAGAGGGCATTGATCCTAGACGTTATATGGTTGGTACACCGCAAAACAGCATAAATCCAAACACAGGTCAGCCAGAATTTTTCAACCCATTTACAGCGGCGGCAGCTTTCGTTGGAAAAGCTCTTGCTAGTAACGCGGCTAAAGGCGCGTTGACCTCTTTGGCTGTGCGTAAGCTGCAAGGTAAGAAGGCTGGACTGCGCGAGGCTTTGATCGGTGGCATTCTAGGCGAAGGCATAGGCGGCGATATGGGTAAGGGTAGCTCTATAGTGGACATATTCGCTAACAAAGGCGGTATGGGCGGTGTGTTTGGAAATGCCGCTAATCCGTCTATGGCGTCTGAAGCAGCACTAGATAAAGCAAACATAGCTGATATGGCTAGGCAAGCCTCTAAAACTGCTGCACGTAGTTCGCCATCACTTGATACTATGGACGCAATGGGTGGTATGGCTAAAAGTGTTGCGGGTCGCGGCATAGACCCTGTTAAAACCATACCGCAACGTGTGTTTAAAGAAGACCTAATGGGCATTGGCGAGTTGGGATCATCTGTATTTCCAAGCCTGAAAGACGAAAGCAATATCCTTGGCAAGATACTAAACACCAGAGGTGGCGAAGCACTGGTGTTTGGTCTAGGTGCAGAGCTACTAGCAAAAATGCAAGGTGACGATGATGAAGACGATGGACGCGCTGCAATAATCGCAAGAGCCAATCGTCCATTCGGGCATGGCATGCCTACCTCAATCAACACAATGAGGTCGTTAGCGCAAGGTGGAGAAACAACGCCTAACTACTTCCCGCGTAGAAACGGCGGTATTATGCCAAGCGAAGGCTCTGGCACAAAAGACGATGTACCCGCTATGCTAATGGCTGGTGAGTTCGTACTAACGAAAGACGCGATAAAAGGTCTTGGCAATGGCAACCAACGTCAAGGTATTGCTAAAGCATACGATATGCAAAATGCGCTAGAGAAAAAGGCTAGAACATGAGTGAAACCTATGAAACCATTCAGCGCCGCCCAGAATATATTGAGCAGCGTGAACAAGCCTTACTAGATAAAATCTTCGGAACGTCCTCTGGCGGCGTTTACACTGGCGGTCTTGTAGACGCGGAAGCGTATCCAGACCTGTTTAGAATACCAGAGTATAAAATTGCTCCTGAAACAGATTTAGAACAATCTATCTATAATACGTTTGATACTGACGCAGAACGTCAGGCGTTTATGGATAGGTATCAACCGTATTTTACAGACGCTACAGGCGCGGCTAAATACTTTCCAGATGCACAATCAGCAATGGATACTGGCGTTAGCAAAATTGAAGGAGCTTTAGGGACAGGCGCTGACGATTATTTTCCGCAAGCCTCAACTTATATTGAAGGCGGTACAGAGGCGTTTGACCCGTCTACTGGTGTTGCCGACTATATGAACCCGTACAAACAAAGCGTCATTGATGAGGCAATGAAGCAAATCGACAAGCAAGGCGCACAAGCCATGCAGAAAATGAATGCACAGGCAGTGGGGGCTGGTGCGTTTGGCGGATCAAGAGCGGGTGTGCAGGCAGCGGAAACGCAAGGCAACATTCAGGATGCTAGGGCTAAAACCATAGCGAATATGATGGCTCAAGGATACGACAAGTCTTTAGGCGCAGCTATGTCTGGGTTTGAAGCCGAACAAAAGCGCAACTTAGAAGGCGGCAGACTTACAGGCGGATTAGGTCAAACAGTCGGTGGTCTTGGTTCTAAGCTGGTAGACGCTGGATCGTCCTACGGCACATTGGGCGGAACTAGCGCAGATGTTGGTCGGGTTTACAGCGCCATGACCCCCGCAGACATGGGCTTTATGTACGGGATAGGTCAAACACAGCGCGACTACGATCAGAGGGTTTTGGACAATCAGCGCAGGGAGGGCATGCGCGGCACTGAGCAAGCGTTGTATCCAATCAACTACGCTTACGGTGCGCTATCAGGAACGCCATCTGCGGGTGTTGCAAGTCAATACACGACAGCCCCTGCCCAGCCGGGAACCAACCCGTTTATCGCTGGCATAGGCGCGTACACAGCCCTTTCGGGTATTAACCAACAACGTACTTGAGGGCTTTAATATGGCTGAAATGACCCGAAAAGACCCGACACAGGCTAGAGAATTAGAATTAATGCGGCGTGGTATAGGTTCTTTTGATGACTTTTCCAAATATCTTGAAAGTCAACGAACAGTTCCTAATACAAATTTAACAACAATGGACGGAAGCTCAATTGGGCGCGGTCTTGATTTCAGTGCCGAAGGCATATCCCGTGGTCTAGCGCCAGCAAGACGCGCTATTGGTCGAGGCGTATTAAACCCTTTGGCTTCTTTGCAAGACTTGATAGCTGTACCAGCGTCAACAGCAGAAGCGTTAATATCTAAAGGATTAGGTGGAGTTTCTTCCGCATTAGGTGCAACAGATGTAGGGCAATTCTTCTTAGATCAAGGCGATAAAGGTTTTGACAGAGCAAGTTCTAAACTTTCTGAAGCATTAGGTCCGGGGCAAGTCGTTAAGCCATTAGACGGCACTTTGTCTCCTGCTGATAACGAACAACTGTTAGACATTTTCGGACCAGACCCTAGCATTGGGCGACCAAAAGGCATGGTTCCGGGCAAAGCAACAATAAAGCCGGGTACAGAAGGTTTACCTAAAAAACAAATTCCTGATCCAAGCAGTAATGTAGATGCCGCTGCACGATTGATGATGGAGCAATCGCAGACTAAAGCTGACGCTAACCGCGAAGCAAGTTTGACCATGCCATTGGGAACAACGTCTAAAACAGAAGACCCTATGGGTGACTACAGCGGCAAAGAACCTACTGTAGATTTATTTATGGAAGCATTGGCAGACACAAAAAAGGCCAAAGGCGAAGAGCCTGTTAAAGCAAAAACCCGCGAAGAACTGTTGGAAAAATACAAACAGGAATTTGCAGATGCAACTGGCATTGATATAAGTGGAAAGCCTGACACTAGCCAAGCGTTAATGGCTATGGGTCTGTCCATGATGCAAAACCGCGCTGGTAAAGGCTTCAACGTTGGCAAGATGTTAAGCGCAGTGGGCGAAGCTGGCGAGAAAGC